GTAAGAAATCCAATGCTCAGTCCAAGGAAGGGGATTATTCTTTGCCGGAACATCATAAAGTGGTTTGAGACCAATCGCTCTCATACGACGATTAGCAATCCACTCAACGTACTGCTGAAGAAGTTTATCATTCAAACCAATCATTGAACCATCCTTGAACAGATACTCTGCCCAAAGTTTTTCTTGATTTACTGCCTTCTCAAAAGTTTTATTAACCCACTGCTCCTCTTCTTGAGAGATTTTTTGCATATCGGGATCATCACCTTCTTTCCACTTATTCAGAATATTTTGAGTGATAACTAAATGCTGATTCTCATCTCTTGCAATTAGACTGATGATTTTTGCGCTTCCTTCCATAAGTTTGAGTTCGCCAAAAGCAAAACTACAAGCGAAACTGACATAAAAGCGAATACCTTCAAGAATATTAACGTTTGCAACTGCTCTAAACAATTTTCTTTTGAGTTCATATCTTTCTACCTGTGCGAGGGGAACTTGTTCTTGGGCATATTTCCAAAGTTCAGAAGTTCCATAATGTTGAGCACTGTTGATGAAATCGTTATAGGCTTCGGTTACACTATAGGCACGTTCAAGAATTTTTTCATCTCTGAGAATTGTATCAAACACATCCGAAGGATCCGAATATACATTTTTAATAATATATGTATAAGAGCGCGAATGAATCATCTCCATAAATTCCCAAACCTTCATACACGCTTCCAATTCTGGAAGTGAGCAATAAGGAGCAAATGCCATTCCAGGTCCACGACCTTGAACACTATCAAGCATAACTTGATATTTTAGATTGGAAGTAAAAATATGCTTTTGTTCGGGACGAAGAGATTGATAATCTCCACGATCTTTCTGCAAGGAGACCTCTTCAGGTCTCCAAAAATATCCTAGTTGCTGTGTTGTAAGTTTTTCAAAGATTGGATACTTGTAGGTATCATATCGTTGAATTCCTAGTGGTTGACCAAAAAACATAGGAGATTTTTTTGTATCAACTTCTTCAGAATTGAAAACTGTCATATTGTTAATCACATTTTTTCCACACTATTTGTTTTAAATCTAAAGTCCATATCTTCTCCATTAATAACTTTTGAACTCACACTGTTATATTTAATCTAGTTAGATTTTGCAACTTTCACAACTTTCTTCATCTGAATTAGAGAGTTCTTGAAGAAGTGATTGAAGGTCTTGTTTTGGTTCTTCAACTTCATCAGTTTTAATATCATATGTGTTTTGATAATATGCTGTTTTCCATCCATATTTCCAACAAGTCAAGAGGTCCTGTGCCATTACGCTAACAGGAACTTCATTATTGGGATAATTCTCCGGATTATAGGACCAGTTTCCAGAAATCGCTTGATCGAAGAATTTTTGCATAACTGCAACAATATTAATATAACCACGATTGCTAGGCATATCCCAAAGAAGCGTATAATTGTTCTTAAGTGTATGAAACTGTGGAACAATTTGCTTAAGTGGTCCTTTCTTTGATTTCTTAACGGACAAGTATCCGCGAGGAGGTTCGATTCCATTAGTTGCGTTTGACACAACGGAACTGCTCTCCGAAGGCATTTGTGCCGAAAGAGTGGAGTTTCGTACACCGTACTTCTTAACCATTGATCTAAGTCTTTCCCAATCATACTTTAGCACATTTGGAATCAATTCGTCAACATCCTTCTTATAAGTATCAATTGGCAAAATTCCTTCAGAATACTTAGTGCGATGAGAATATTCGCAGGCACCCTTTTCTCTAGCAAGAAGAGTTGTTGCTTTGATTAAGTAATACTGGAATGCTTCGGTTAGGTCATGTACTAATTTCCATGCCTCAGGATCATCATATTTCACACCATTCTTGGCAAGATAATGTGCCAATCCAATATAACCTATTCCAAGTGAACGACGCGCCTTAGTGGCGATTTCTGCCGATTTGACAGGATATCCTTGAAAATCAATCAGTTCATCCAAACTACGAACAGCGAGGTCACAAAGAACTTCAAGATCCTCATTAGTCTTAATTTTTCCAATATTAATGGCACTAAGAATACAAAGAGCAATCTCACCATTAAGATCATCAATATGCTGAAGTGGTTTAGTTGGAAGTGTGATCTCCTGACACAGATTGCTCATCTCAATCTTATCGATGAAAGATGAGTGAGAATTACAATGATCAATATTCATAATGTAAATACGACCAGTCTCTGCACGTTCCTTTAGAAGATCCAAAAAGAGTTCTTGTGCCTTAACAGTTTTCTTTTGAATATCCGGATTGTTTTCATACCCAATGTAGAGAGAGTCAAACTCAATTGTTCCGAAAGAATCATAAAGTCCAGGAACATCATGTGGGGAGAAAAGTGTAATCTCACCATTTTGAATAAATCTTTCATAGAATAACTTACTAATCTGAATCGAATAATCCAACTTACGAACACGATTATCTTCTGTTCCTTTGTTGTTTTTAAGAACTAAAATGTCCTGAATTTCCTGATGCCAAATAGGAAAATGAACCGTAGCAGAACCGCCCCTGATGCCGTTCTGAGTACAGCACCTTACAGTTGCCTCAAACTTTTTAAGAAAGGGCACTACGCCGGTGTGCTGTACCTCCCCGCCCCTAATTTTGGCATTGATACCACGAATTCTTCCTGCATTGATACCTATACCTGCCCGCTGAGAAACATATCTCCCAATAGCCATGTCACTACTAAAAATGCTATCAAGTGTATCATCAACATCAACAAGTACACAACTGGCATATTGGCGGAGTGGAGTCCTAACTCCTGCCATGATTGGTGTTGGAATGTTGATTCTATGTCTAGAAATTGCATCATAATATTTCTTCACATAATCCAATCGAGTCTCTTTAGGATACTTAGAAAAAATAGTTGCAGAAATCAAAAGATACATGAATTGTGGCGTCTCATAAACCTTTCTACTGCTCCTATCCTGCACAAGATACTTATCAGAAACCTGTCTAAGACCAGCATAGGTGAACAAATAATCACGACTATGATCTATAAATGATTGAAGTTTATCAAACTCTTCGGCATCATATGCCGAAAGAATCTCCGCATCATAAACTCCAAGATCAACACATTTTTTAGTATGCTCCAAAACAGTTGGAAACTCATACATGCGACCAAACAACTGTTTACGAAGAGCAAATAGTAATAAACGAGCGGCGACAAACTGATAATTAGGATGCTCAAGATCAATCAAATCGGACGCAGAACGAATTAGAATTTCCTGAACTTCTCCAGTAGTAATTCCATCATAAAACTGAATTCCAGATTTCATCTCAACTTGTGATGCTGATACTCCAGCAAGGTCTCTACATGCTTCTTCTACCATTAGATGAAGTTTATTTAAATCAAGACTTTCAACTGATCCGTTTCTCTTAATTACCCGTGTTCCGTTACTCATACTTTCTTCCATTCGTTGAATTTGATTTTTGCTTCGAGCCCTCTATATGTATTTGATTTTAACACATCCATAATGGAAAGTCCAGAGAGAATCATATCATTGATATCCTTTTGCTGAACTGCTTTTGGCCAGACAATTACGCTTTTCCCAGAATCAATCAGTTTGGATATCCTATTACAGATTTCCTTATTGCGAGGTTCATTATCAAGAACATATACAATATCGTCTCCCAAATTAAGACTATCAAGATTAATGTCAGATCCACACATTGCGATTGCATTTTGAACAAATGTCGAATCAAAAGGCCCTTCAGTAACATAGATTCTTTTTTCAGTACTTACCTCATGCAATCCATAAACTTTAGGAACACTCTCATCCAAAATCACTGTAATGTATTTAACTTTGCTAGCACCTATTGCTCTTCCCTGAAAACCAAAAATTTGACCATCTCTGGTGTGCAATGGTATCACTATGCGACTTTCATCTCTTATAATATTATTAAACGTAGGTTTTTGTGTATTAACCCAGGATTGAAATTTATCAGCAAAATAAAACTTATCAGGATTTAAAAGTCTTTTCTCAAGGTACTCTTTAGAAATTGGATTTTCGGAAGCCTTAGGCAAATCTAATCTTTTCTTAAAAGTAGGTTTTTTAAACTCAAACTTTGGTTCTTCAACTACAAAGTTTTTGCCAGTATGACCTTCCTTAAACTTTTCAAGTGTATATTGTTTATGAAGTGTTGGATCTATCTGTTTAAGAAAGTTATTAAATGATAAACTTGCTCCACAGTTATGACACTTGAAGTTCGTATTATTCTTGACAGTATAAATGTACCCCCGTGTCTTATTTTTGTTTTTCTGAGAGTCACCACAAATCGGGCAACGGAACGTATACAAATCCCCTTTAACCCTTTTAAATTTTTGAAGACGTGAGGATACCAGTCCAATATACTTGGAGTCAATCAGATCCATTATTGGGGGGACGCTTATTTCAGTCTTTCGAGTCTACCGTTGTCTTGAGTCTGTGTCAAGATATTCGAAAGAACTTCCGAATTATTGATTATTAAACTTACAACTGCAATCGCACCTATACCAATCCAAACTTTCTTTTCCAATCCTTGCAATTTATCCAATACTATATTGTGATCTTTATCTATTTTATCTTTCAATTGATCAATTTTTGAAAAAAGTATTCCATCTGTTTTTTCATTATTATTAATTTTTTCTTCATGGACTATAAGCATTTTAGTCACATTTGCATTTACTTCACTCAACTTTTCAATAGCACTGTCGATGCGTTGCATCAACTGATCAGTAGTATGAATCTTTTCTTCAAGAATCGCTACTTTTGTCTCTATTGTCTGAGTTGGTGAGTACATTGGAGTGGTTATTGTTGTGGAGGTTTTCTTGTTTGTAACCAAGGTTTACGAAATCCTGTTCCATAAATGTATTTATTCTGCTTTCTTACTGGGGGATTATCACCTGCTTCTACTGTACCAGCAATATGCCCCTTGCCATCGGTTGGACTAGTAAGACTAGTGGTGGGAGCACCACTTACCATACCTTCCTCTTTAAGAGATCTAATAATATTAATAATCCTATCTACTTTACTTTCCATTAGATTGATTGCAACTGTAATGAACACTCAGAATCTTCTTCTATAACATTAATTTCAGTTTTTGGATATTCTGGAAGTCTATTTAAGAAAATCAAAAAACTTTTAATATATGGCCAAAGATCTTTTTCTAAATTATAAAATAATAATGGAACTGTAGCATCATCAAAGACATTGAATAATACTGTAAGGTGATTAAGAATCAAATGAGTCTTAAGCACCCCAGTATTTTTATATCTCTTCAATAATCTCTTTACATACTTTATTCTCTTTAGATCATCCTCAAAATCGTCTTTGGTGACTGCCTGAGGATTATCGTAGAATTTTATAGCAAATAACAGATAGTTATCCTCATTCAATTCATCAAATCTCATATATTATCTAACTGTTAATGTAGTAGTTCCAAGACCAACTGTTGCGGTAGTTCCTGCACCACCAACATTACGAAGAAGAACGTCTCCAAATTGTGATGTGAACGAACTAATTACACCAACACCATTTGAACCATCGGTAATTACACCGACAAATCCCTTACTCATATCAATTTTCAGTTTTGTTGCATTGGTTCTTGTGCTAAATGTAACCGCAGTTCCAGCAGAAATTGTTCCACTAAATGCATTTGCAGATGCAATTTGAACAAAAGTATTACCAACAGAAACTACAGGAACATTAGTGATTGCTGAACCAACACGAATAGAACTTCCAATAGAAACTCCTGTTACAGAATCAACCCAAATGTTTGTTCCAGCAGCACCAACTGTTTGCCCAGCGGTTGTTTGTGTAGTTAGGAAATTAACATTTGCAGCCAGAACAGTACTTGGTGAAGTGAATGCAAACGCTACTCTATTTGTAATCTGACCGTTGAAGTTTGTATATACATTTGGTGATCCATGATTTGTAGCAGGTCCTACCCAAGCATACTGAGTACCAGTGTTTGATACTGCAGTTCCAACGATTACTGTTGATTCGTTAGCATCGTTTGCATCAAAAGTGCGAATAAGAACTGTTGATCCTGCACCAGCAAAAACAAGTTCATTGAATACTACATGAACATAACCAGCAGTATTCTTAGCAATTCCAGTAGTTCCACCACCACCAACAGAAATTGGTGATGCTTGGTTAGGATCTTCAAAGAAAACTGCAACTGGACCAGCAGTTCCAATACCAGTAGTTCCACCAACATTAGTGCTATTAATTCCAACAACTGGAACTAAAACTTCATCGAAATAACGAGTAGAAAGTCCAGAATTTTCTTTTGTTTTATATCTTCTCTGAATCCAACCACGAACATCTGCAAAAGTATTCCATGGACTTCTATTACGGTCCACTTCATGCTGAAATTTTGGAATAGCGTACTTGTTCGCCGCAGTTTCCGAACTTGTAGAAATGCCCCAAAGAGCCATGTGCTTTACCTATAATTCTTTTTCTAGTAATATTTATAAAAAAAAGGAGACCTTCAATTAGGACTCCCTCTTATAATATTTAAATAAAAACTCAGGGAGTAATATCTTTTGCACCCTTTGCTTTCAGAGCATTTTGTGCCTGAATAAGGATGAGTGAAAGAATACCGTTTGCCTTGACTTTTGGATTTGCACCAAGTGCTTCTGAAACTGCAAAAAGTACAGTTGCGATAAGTGCTTGATTTGCTGTCGCCCAAGCGATGATTGCTGCGATTGACATAATGACCTCGTATGAATTAAACCTGGATTATTTATTCAAAATCTACTATTAAGATAGGTTTATCTTAATATTAAAACTATTGAGGTTTGTACTTATCTTTTCTTGCCTTTTGGGATTCAGGAGACATATTTGCAGGTTGAAGAACTGTACGTGCAGTATCTTTTACCACCTTACCAACTGGGTCTGCAACATTTTTTTGAAAATCCTTTGCACCTTGTTCGGCAGATGTTCTTGGATTTGCATTAAGTCGTCCGACAAGATTGGAAATTCCAACACTCAATCCAGCACCTTCTTTGACATCTTCTTCATCAGAAACCATTACGATAGGATTCTTAACGCCCAATCCAGATCTCAGTTTGTTTTTGATGAGATTAATTTTTGCATAATCACCTCTAGGATCTCTTTGAGGTTCTGAGGAATCACATGAGGTTTCTTCTGCAACTTTTTTTGCTACTGATGTTGCAATAGCATAAGTTTTAGATGTTTTTCCATATTCTGGTTTTAATGCTTTTACAATTTCCTCTTTCTTTTCAGTTTCAGCACCAGTCAAAGTTTTTTCGTGAATCATATTAAGAAACTTAGAATATGAAGTTTCTGCAACTAATTCCTCATGAACTTTACTGGTTTCTGGAAAAAGTTTTACTTCATTCTTTTTTCCACGCAGTACTTCAAATTTCCTATCTTTTTTTTTATTCTTCTTCCCTTCTTCAATAAAATCAAAATCTTCTTTTACACTGGAAGTGTCCTTACCGTCAGGATTTCCACCGGTCTTGCGTTGGATTGCATTATGAACTGCGCCAGCATGTTCTTTAGCAGGACTTTCTTTTTTCCCATCACCATCATAATCTCTACCAGACTTAGCAGCGGCGGTTCTATCTCCTCTAGTTCTTTCGCCTTCATAAGGTTGACCATACTCAGTCATTTCGACTGATTCAATATTTGGATTAGCACGAAGATCACTAATCTTATCACGAGTTGCAAAACGAACATAAGAAGTTCCGTTTTTATCGGTTACTCTTACTTTATATTTTGTATCAGATTGATTTTTAAGTTCTTCAAGATATTCCTCACCAAGAGTAGATTCTTCTTCTACACCTTCAACAAAAACTTTAAAGAGTGCATTTGCAACAGAACTTGAAGCAAATTCTCCAATATTATAATCTTCTCTCATTCCAGTACCAAAAATCTTTGCCTTTACCATATTTCTTTCCTGACCATTTAGACTACTGTTTTGCATATATTGTGAATATGCTTGTTTGATATCTACACCCTCTCTTCTTGCACGATAGCGAATATCGTAAACTGCCTGACGAACTTTCTTCTCCATCTTTGCCTTTATGCCAGTAGGTCCTTGTCCGCCTGCTGGTGAAGGTCTATTATCTCTGGAAGGAAGTTCCTCAAAAATTTTAGTAGTCATTGGAAGATCTAATACTTACTTTTTTCTATACTTATTTATGAAATTAATTCCATAAGCATTTCCACCTGGATGTAAGTTCTCTGCACCAGTGCCAACTGCTCCAGGAGTTTTACTTGCATAATGTTTAAATGCCCCGAGAGTTCCCACTAATGTATTTGGTTTTCCTGGTTCTCTCATTGGACTATCCATTTCAACTTCAGTATATTTCTTTGTTTCCATCAAATCTTTAATCCAAGATTTAAACATCATTCCACCTTCAGTCACATAAATCAAGTAATTAGTACCTCTTCGAATAATTCTTCCAATAATACCAGTATTCAGATTTTCCACCAATTGACCAATATTAAAAATTTTCTCTGAAATATAATTTTCACGCAATGTATGTGCGTCAAATTTGGGAGCAACTTCCCAAACATTTATTTCTTCTTGCTGAACTTCTTCAATTCCCATAGATTGGCGAAGTACACTAAAGAGTTCCATTGCTTCTTTTCTAGGAACTTCTGGAGGTAATCCCCCACGAAAAGTTTTAAAATCACCTTCTGCGGCGGCAAGTCTCATTCTTGAAGCAGATACTCCTTCGATACCCCTTCCATCAGGATCTCTATCACCAGAAGAAATTACTTCAATATTATCAAATTGATATAGATTGCCATTATAATTATTTGCCAATTTATCAAACTCTTTGACTCGATCAGCACCACCAACAATTCTTACGGCAGAATATCCATCATTATGTGCTTTTTTGAGCACATCGAAAATGGTTCGCATATTTCCATCATTATAAATTCTCTCACTGTGCTGAGGGAACATTCTTCTCATATATGAGATCTTTGTGTCCGCATCAAGAGGATTTTTCTTTGCATCATGTGAACGAGAAGGGACGATGATATAATCGCTCTGATCTTGCTCCGCAGAAGCGGCCGCAGTATCCATCAATTGAAGATGTCCAATCGTAGGAGGATTGAAACGCCCAAAAGCAATTGTTAAAGTTCCCAAAGTTTTTTCAACTGGTGGTAAAGTAAATGGTTCTTGTGCAACTGGTTCCTGAACTTGTTGCGGATCTACTGGAACTTGTTCTTGTGGAACTGGTTCTTGTAGTGCTTGTTGTGGTGCTGGTTGAGGGACAGATTGTGCATAAGATGATTGAGAAAGATTCTTCTCCTGTTCAGTTTGGGTAGGATCCTTTCCACCAATTATTTGGCGCTTATTATAGAACTTCAATTCTCCCTGAGAGGTTTTGGCAGTAAATTCTCCTGTCGCTCTATTATACCACCCACCATGCCCATCCGTGACAAGACCCATACGAGTCGCCTGTTGAACTGCTCTGCTGGTTGCTTCGGTTATAAATTTCGAAAAACTTTTCATTTCCTATTCCAATTTTTCGTATTCAAAATACTCATAAACAATAGAATATACTTATATTTATGACTACCAGTTCTTTTGTATTGTAAAATTGGCATGAGAGAACACCTCGCGGTTGACCAACTTAAACATACCGAAGTCATTGGTCATCACATAACCTTCGGCATCAATTTGATCGCTCCCAATATATGCCTCTGGTCCATTGTTCCGGCACAGAAACAGGCAGTCTTCTTTAATTGACTTGACAAGTTTCCACAAACGAATGAGATTTACATCACAATCAAAGGCATCATCTTGAATGTCACGATCCTCACGAATATAAGCATTTATTGATTTCTTCAATTCTGCCAGTTGTTTACCACGAACGAAGATGGCAGTTTGTGCCATCTGACGGGCAAACTTGCAGATGTCTTCTACATCATAGAATGAATCTTGACGGTGCAGAATGTATGCTTCAGGTTTCACAAACTTGACTGACTCAGTATCATACCAGATTGCACGATCAGGCATTGCCACAGCATCACGAAGATCATTCTCAGCATAATAGCAGGTATGAGGTGCGATGATAATGTTTTGGGAAACTACCTCATGAAACTTATAAGTGATGATATTGGGAGTATATTCAGAAAGTCCACCAAATCCAATAAAATCACCTTGATAGATGCATTCCGTGCGAGGTAACCAATCAAAGCAAACATGAAGAATAGACGCAACTTTATCCGTGTGATTCTGGTCAATTTCTTCATGCGAATGATTGATTTTGATTTTCACCTTATTGAATACTGATTTAGTTCCAACAAAAAAGTTTCCATTGGCAGGATTTGTACCCCACACAATTGCCGGAGCACCATCAATTTTTACAGAAAGGTGTCCAGAAGTCACGAACCAATCTAATACTTCCAAGTTTCCCGTTAGGATGCTGTCTTCAGGATGCTCAAGGTGTGTGTTTTTCATTTGAGGTTTTGTGGACATGCCAGTATAATAATCCACAATGCTGGATCTGTCATGACACCTTGTGCCAGTTTAAAAATCGTCCACTTATAATAGAATGGAGCGTAAGGAAATTGAATCCTTATTGCTGGAATGCAAATCCAGAGTAATAACCGTTATACGAACGCCCCAATAAAAGAATTAAATCACCTAATAGAAATTAGATCAAATAATTCTGGATGAAGTTTTCCATACTTCCTCATAATTTCTCCCGCTTTTGCATTTGCTTCATTTTCTGAAGGACTGCCAGCATTTGGATTCATTGCAACACGTTTAATAGATTGTTTGTAATGGACAACCTCATGAGCAACGGTTCTTAAGATGTCTAATGGATGGCGATTAATAATACTGATGTAAACAATGCCATCACTATTCATCATACCAAATGCTTTATTTTTCTTTGAAAAATCGGGATCATCAATGAGTATATAAGGAATATCAATAGTCAAACTTAGTTCTCTTTTTAAGAAAACTATAAATTTTTTGAGAATTGAATTAAATTGAATTCTACTTATTGGTCTTCCCGTTCTTTTTCCAAGAATAGACATATTTTTTGAAATATTTATTACAAATCGCCCTGAACACGGTTTTCTGAGCGATATACGCTAAAAGTTCCCTCAGGATATCTTGCTGATAATTTATCGTAATTAATTTGCATAATTTCTTCAAAGGAAGTATCCATAGCAATACACAGTTGCGCAAAATACCAGAAACAATCCGAACATTCCCTAAGCAAATGGACCTTAGCATCATCATCAAAAGGTTTCCCTTGCAACATACACTTCTTAATAATCTCAACTGCTTCCCCAAGTTCAGCAGAAGCTCCCAGAGCAAAAGTAAGAAGACGGGAAACATTAGCACCTTGTGCTTCCAGTTCATTCAAACGCTCAACAAGATTCAAATACTTACTACTTGCCGGACTAGTTGTTTCACGAACGAACTCAATATATTTTTTAGAATCGATAGTTGCCATATTTAAAACTTAAATCCTTCGAATGATTTTTTAGGTTTGTTTTCTTCATAAGTATACTCTTCTTCTTTGCCATTGTCAAGTATATCTTGTTGTGCTGATTGCTCTACATCATAAAGTCTCATCTTTGCTCTATCAATACCCAAAACGAACCTCTTATATATATCAGTTGAAGAATATCTATTTTTCAACTGCTTCACCATAATCTGCCCCAATCCTTCTAACTCTTCGGTAGAAATAAGGGCAAACATAAGATCAGCAGTAGCAGGGAGACCAAAAGACTCACTAGTATCGGTTAATTCTGGATCAGATGAACCAAAACCGCTTCTGGTGGTTTGTGTAGCGGAAACAATTGGAACACTAAATTCCACTGCCAATCCACGAAGTTCTTCCGCAATTGATTTGATATAAGAATAAGAATTAACCGAACCATTTGCTTTGTGCCTACTAGAAGCACAAATATTAAGATAATCAATGAAAATTATATCAGGTCGAAATGATTTCTTAAGAGTAAGTTCATTCAAAAGTGCCTTGAAATGTCCTGAGTGTGCAGATGCAGTTGGATACTCCTTAATGATGAGTGTACCCTGCGTTTTCTTTGCAATAGAATTTACTTTATTTGTAAAAGATGATTTAGAAAGATCCACTAATTGTTGAATCGGAACATTTAATAAGTTTGCATCAATTCTTTCGGCAATTTTTTCTTCTGCCATTTCAAGAGTGATGTAGAGTACGTTCCTGCCCTGTAGCAACGCGGCACTAGCAACATGGCACATAAAGAGACTTTTGCCCACACCAGTATTATGAGAAGAAACCCCATTAGTATAATACCTATGATTTGGATGATTTACATTAATATCTACAATAGGTATTTGATTATTAGTTTTAATAATCTTACCAATTCTAATACCATCACTAGTAATAAATTCATAATATGAATTAGATTGCTCTATTTCTTTAGCAGAAATCCATCCGTCAGTAGTTTCAAATAAATGACTTTCGTTACATTTTACTTTAGTATTATCTAACAAATATAACTTATATTCTTCGTATATTCCTTTATTAATAAAAAAATTAACAGGAACATATCCATCGGGCGAGTCAACTTCTACCTCATATCCATTATCAAGTAATGTTTTGATTTCGGCAATTGACGTTTCTTTTTCAATCCACATTTTGTATAAATAGTAGTATTAGCAGGGAGTAAAATGTTTAATCAAATACATCATAGCATAATAGAAGAAGGATGTAAAAGAAAATTAGAGTATAAGGAAAAAAGTGGTTTACATAAACACCACATTATACCAAAACATTCTGGAGGTGATGATAATGAAGAAAATTTTTCATACTTAACAGAAAGGGAACATTTCATAGTTCATTATTTGTTGTGGAAAATAAATCATAATGTAAATGATTTGTGGTCTGCTCAATTTTTAAGAAAAAAGTTTTATATCCCAAAAGAGATAAGAAGAACCCAAGCATCTAAAGGAGGAAAAATTGGAGGAAAAAGGCAAGCAGAACTTGGATTGGGATTTCATCAATATAAAAATAATAAAGAACTTCACAAAGAATGGGCATCTCTTGGTGGAAAATCACATAAAGGTAAAAAAGTTATGCACAGACCAGGAGACACTACTTTTATAAGAGTAAATCCAAAAGATATTGATTTTTATTTAGAAAAAGGATACATTTTTGGATCACCAATAGATAGTCCAAATAAAGGAATAAAAACAAATAAACCATCACCAAGAAGAAAAAAAGTTAGTGATGGAATAAACATTTACAATTCTATTACTGATGCAGCATTAAAAAATAATATTACAGTTGGGGGAATAGTTCAAAGATGTAAATCAAAAAAATCTAAATGGCACTACGTTTCCTAAACCTAATTTTAACTTTTGTTTCTGGATGAACACAACCAGCAAGAGCAATATTGAGAGTCTTATTAGGGAGACCTCCTTTAGTAATCTTATTAAAATATTCCAAATCGAATGGAATTTTATCTTCCTTCCTGTTATAAAAATCATAACGCTCCTCATAATTCTGAAGATAATCGTGTCCGATGTTATTATCAAAAGATACTGCTAGAGCATCGGAAAGAATGCTGGGAATTGCATCCCGATTCTTCTTTCCATCATTACCATCGGCAATATGAATTGATTCCATCAGAGCAAGATAAATTGCTCGGTCACGACACCACTTCTCAGTAGTATCTAGCAACCATTGCTTCTCCACTACCGAATCGTTAAGTGTTTGACATACCTCACGAATATCTTTAACTTCAGATTCGGTTAAATCAGTCCTGTTCTCAATCTCAATACCAAGTGCTTCTTTAGTAATAGCAGAATTATACTTGACGATAAACTGAACGATTTCCTCAAAGACTACTTTTTCAGACCTTTTCTCAAAATATTCGGGTTGTATGAAAGGTATAACTTTCCTAGAGTAGTCTTCATTATAAACAAGATTTCGGAGAATCGTAAGTTCAAGTCGTTCCATTATTTTATCTATAGGTTTTTCTTATGATGCGGTACATCAAATACAAAAGTAATTCTAACATTATCTCCAATATTCACTGCCTTATGAGGAAGTTTATTATTGAACCAAAAGAGAGTTCCTGGTTCAATAATCGCTGTTTCCTCACCAACAGTATACTCGTATTTCCCCTGAATGGAAAGGTGATATCTATCTTTTGTAAGATAATAAGTACCTTCATCAATATGAGAACCTACAATTTCACCAACAGGAAGTGCTAGAAATCCACAACGACGAAGTTTCTTAAAATACTTTCCCAAGTAATTGAGAATCTCCGTATGTTTCTCATATGCCGGAGTTTGAATGCAGATTTCAGTATTTCCAACATACTGGTCTTCTGTTTCAACTCCACCCATTATGAGTTGCAATACATCCACAGTTACAGTATATTCTGTGGGATCTAATTGTTCAGAGTCTTGAACATTTTTTTGTGATCCCCAATCCTCTGGATATTGTTTGAGTTGTTGTAGTATTCTGGATACATCAATTCCATTTTTTATGATACGAATATTTCTCATTTACCATAACTAAATTCTTTTCGTGCCGTCTCATCAAGTGCCTGCATCACTTCTGGTGTGAAGTATTTCTCTGGATTTTTTAGTATCTCCTTTGCATAGAGTTTCTTACCACCAATCTCATAACGTCCAGCAGAGTTTTTCCAAAGTCCACCAAGTTCTCCCAATTCAAGCAATCCATAATACTTATCAAGTCCACGTTCGTCGTAAAATAACCGAATTTCAATTTGTTTATTTTCTTTACTCAATCTTGATTTTTTTGTTGTTGCCCTAATAATATTTCCTATGACTTCTGTTCCATCTTTTTCTTTTGATTTAGATAAGTATACAATTGTAGATGATGCATATTGCAGTCCAGAGCCGCCTGACATTTGCTTACCACCATAAAGACTCATACTTTCATAAGTATGATTAGTGACTATCATAGGAATATTTGCCTGACCCAACTTAAGAGTCAGCATACGAAAAGCACCCTTAATCAGTTGTGCCTTAGTCATATCACGAGTATCCTTCTCGGCAAGTGTATCTGTGATTTCTTTATTAGTAGAAAGCATACCCAAAGAGTCAAGTACAAACATACAAGGTCGTCTTTCGTCTTTAGATTTTTTCAAATATAAATCAACTGCTTTCAGAGTCTTATTACGAAAATCTTCAATCGTGACTACATTGACAACCACCAGGCGAGTTGTGTCAATTCCCCTACCTTCCAAAAGGGATTTTGTGATTGCTGCTTCAGTATCAAAATACAAACAGTATCCAGTAGGATTATTATCAAGGAAATTCTTAACGACGGCAAGACTGAAGAAAGTTTTTCCAGTAGAAGTTTCCCCTGCAATTGCAGTAATCTTGTTCCCAGAAACACCACCAAAGATGCTACCAGATACAAGAGCGTTAAAAATGTAGCTGCCAGTATCCACATACGTTTCAGTTTCGTCAATTTCGGATGCCAATTGTGTGTATTCTCCACCAATCTCTTTTACGATTTCGTTAAGGAAATTTTCCATTAATCAATCCTCCTTTTCTGCATTTTTATTTAAATAATTCATCCTATAACTCCATAATTTTTGATACAGTGAAGTATCTCCCCCCAATCTTAGAGCACTAAGAATAGTCTCAAGTTCTTTATCGCTGATAGGTAGTTCCATTAAGAGAAAAATGAATCAAGGTTAATAGTTTTTTCAACTCTCCATCCAATTGAATCGAGAATTGATTTCAATGGATCAAGAAAACTCTTTTCAAATTGTAATTCATAATCAATGTATTTGTCAAGACCAAGTTCTGTAGGAAAATCTTGAATAAATGAGATGATATTTTCTCTAATTATATTTGGTTTTTTAAGATAGATAAATTTAATCTTTTCACCATTATTAATAAGTGAATATTTATTGGTCAGGTTCTTCTCCTTAATATAATGATTGAAAAGAAGAGCACCACGAATATGAATCGGAGTTCCCTTTACATAAATGTCAGAATGGGAACGATACTTACGAACATCAGAAGCAGTTCTTGGAAAAGCAATCTGTTCTGGCGGAAGTTTTTTAAACTGAGACCGACACTTATCAATGTAATCAATAACTTCATCTTCAGTGCCACTCATCATAATCTTTAAACCATCCTTAATCATCTGACGGCAAGGGGCGGGAGTGGAAGATTTAACTGCCTCAATTCCCATCATTTTCAGTTTAGGTTCATCATAACGAACACCTTCACTATCCCACACATTCAAAATGTACCGTTTTTTAGCAGTCCAGATTCCACGATCAGCAATATTCTCTCGCTTCATCTGCATCTTCTGATCATATGCATTCACATAGTCTGCCAATTCTTGGTAACAACTTTCAATATACTTTTCAAGTTCTACCTTAGCAACCTTATCAAGAAAAGAGACAATACTTTCAGTAGTTTTCTCCTTTCCATCATATACAGTTTTAACCAAAGGTCCCATATTAAGGTAGATGGAATCAGTATCAGAAGCAATCACATAATCTACACCATCAGTTTTAAGAATCCTATTTAAGTACTTATTAATTTTTTCCTCAATCCAACGAATTGAAACCTGCCCCGAAAGAGTAATTGCCTCAGCATTTGCCAATTTAAAATACCGAAAGTATTGATTACCAATAGCACCATAGGCACTATTAAGTTGAATCTTTCGGGCCATTTGAATATTATTGCACCGTGCAATCTCTTTCTCTAATTGCTTAGTCTTCTTTTTCTCATACTGTTGTTTTGCAGTAATCATTTTATTTTTAAAGACTACACGCTCATTATAAATTTTTTCCATTAATTCTGGAAGAAATCCACGAACATCTTTACGGAACATTGCACCATTCGCACAAACCGCATAATTTTCATAGGATTGAAAATCAATCTCTTGATTTAGGATCTTATCCACAGTTACTGAAGGATGTCTCTCTTCCACCAAAGTTTCAGGACTTATGTTGTATTGCATAATCAGATGGGGGTATAGGGAATTTAAATCAAAATTAACCACCCAATCATAAACTCCAGGAATAGGTTCTTTTACATAAGCACCAGCATACTTAGAATCTTTATCAGATCTAACATTTGGAGGAATTACAATATTTCGCTTCTTTAAGTAATTGTAGATAATAGTATCCCACATTCTTACTTGAGAAAATACATCAGAATAGTTTGCTTTTGCATCATATGCCATTGTAATCGCAAGTTGAATCAGTTTCATCTTGTCTTCCAAACGGTCAACAAGTTCCACATCCTTAATATTATACTCAACAAATTTCTGCCAACCTTTAGTGTAGAAATCTTTGAAGGTATCAAACTCACTGTGATCCAACTTCTGTTGCCCAAGTTCAACAGTTGCAATATGATCTAAACGATATGATTCCTGATTAGAAGTTGCCGGAGACCATTTATAGAGTTTCAAATAATCAAGTTGACTTATTCCACCAATATCATAAGAAATATGCTTACGACCAGAGATATAAGTTTCGCTTTCGGTCACCAGTCCCCATGGAGACATACGCTTCATGAGTTTTTCACCTAAAATACGATCTATACGACGAACCAGATATGGAATATCGTACAATTCACTATTCCAACCAGTAATAACTTCTGGAGTATTTTCTTCAATCATCCACCAGTGAATGAATGCATTTAGTAAATCATGTTCATTATCAAAAGAACGATAATTTACATTACTCTGTTGATTGTCAAACTTACCAAGTCCCCAAGTATTAATCTGTTTTGTATTATAGTCTTGAAGAGTGATTAATAATACCTCTTCCGCAGAACTTTCAACATCAGGAAATCCATTTTCAGAAGCAACCTCAATATCAATTGTAGTTACTTTAATCTTACTAATATCAAACTTTACCTCATCTTCTGGATAAATCTCCGAGATGTATTGGTAAATATACCTATCATTTCCAGAAATATTAAATCCATCTATACCTTCATACTTTTTAATAAAATCTCTACATTCCCTTACAGTTCCAGGTTGAACTGCATCGACATATTCACCATTTAATGTTTGGTATTGAGTATTCTTTTTTGATGGAACAAAAAGAGTCGGATAAAACTTCTCACGAGTCATAAAATTTTTTCCATTTTCATAACCACGAACCAAGAAATGATCTCCGACCATCTGGACATTTGTATAAAATCGCATTATGCAGTTAGTTCAAGATACTTTTGAATAATTTCGGGCGTAGGATCTGCGATAGTAAGAATACTATCAGAATGAATCATAAATTCGGATTGATTGGTAATCCCCGTATTCCAACGACGAAGATCATCTTCACTAAAAAATTCATAGGGATTAATCAATCTACAATCAGGTTCACCAAGTTCAGAACCAACTTCAACAATTTCAGTAATCAATACAGTGTCAATCTTCAGAAGAAGACACTTCACTTGCTTTTCCATCTACCTTTTCCTCATACATTTTTTTAAGAGCTTTGATTGGTTCAACTATGGTCACAATCCAATCAGGACGCACCGGAATCTCATCATCACTAGTAAACATAATCCAAGAAGAAAATGTAATACTAACAACACTATCTTCAGATTCCACTGGTTGTTCAGTCAAGAACAATGAATTGTTAACTTGCATCTTATGCGGATTCGTAAAAAGATAACCACATACCTTTTCTTCAGAAATCAATTCCTTTATATCAGCAATTACTGATTCTCCAGATTTCAATAGAGCAATTTTTACGGACATTTTTAGGTTTCCTCTCAAGTCAGTATAGCACAAAAAAAGAGGAGGTGCAACTGGATTTTGCCAGTTTCCTCCTTGCGACAACGATAGTTAGCTCAATGTTATTTAGTTAAGTTGATAAACCTTTCTCTTCTGATGCTCTGGAATAACTCTATTTAATTTGACGGTCAGTAGTCCATCGATATAAGAAACATCTTTAACTTCTACATCATCAGAAAGAGTCCAGGTGCGTGTGAATGCTCTCTTTGCCAATCCCTGATGTAGATATTGGTCTTCAGAATCATCCGCTTTCTTTGCTTGTACAAAAAGTTTATTCCATTCGGTGGTGACTTCAATATCTTTTCTCTTATACCCAGCAAGTGCAATTTCTAATCTAAAATCAACACTACTTTCTTTGATTAAATTATATGGTGGATAGTTCGTATGCGTCTCAAACGCAGTATCAAACCTTTTAAACCACTCATCCATTCCAATACTATTTCTTTGAATCTCCATCAGATACTTTGCAGTTTCTGGTACTGAGAGTGTAAGTGAACTTGTCCCAAACATGATAGACCTCCTTAAAGCGTCTGTAAGTTAATAATGTCCCCGAAGGCAACATCATTAGTATATATTGGAGAACATAAAAAATGGGGAGTGTTGCTCTCCCCACTTTCTTATTCGGTTATACCTAATACCATATTAAGAGAAGAATTGAGTGTTCCTCTATTCTTGTAGTCCTTTGCTACCCTATCCCAACCATTTCCTACTTTTGAACCAGTTTCATCGTTCATATACTTATCAATCCAGTATAAAAGATAGGATACTGTCCGGTCCATATTGTCCCATCGTGTATCTTTGCACACATTAGGGTCTTTAAACATACCACCGGTTTTCCAGGTTTCAGTGATGTGGGTTAGACCATCCCAATCGTCACCATAAGTATTTCCTACACCTTTTTCAATCAATTGCCATAGTTTACGAAGTTTTTGATTATTAGGTCCATAATAGTAAAGAGACATGAGGGCAGCAGCAATAAATGGTTGACACCACCTATCCTTCCTAACCATAAGTTCATCAAGTGCTTGAAGACATCCCTTTATCATCCAAAAAGAAAGTTGATCACGAAGTTGTTCAGAGTTCTTTACATTGGATTGATTCCACTCTGTAGGTTTCATAAGGTGACAAGCCTTATTCATGCCAGAAAGAATAATTCCTTTGGAAAGTTTCTCATTCTTCGGGATATAATCATAAAATCCAGTAAGAATACCATAAACTTTTTGCTGATTTTTTTCCGTTGCTTCAGCAGAATCAAAAGTATCATATGACTCTTTAATCTGATCAAGATCCTCATACTCATAGGTAATAGCAACTAACTTCTGAGGAAGATAATCGGATCCTTCTTTTTCCCAATTCAATGCTCTAGTATTTCCATCCACCCTGAACACCATACCTTTTGGATACAGTTTTCCTGCTACAATACAGTCTTTTGTCAGACGAACCAAGTGAACAACACAGTGTTCTGGTCTAACTTCTTTAAGATGTCCCCTTGCTTTGTTCAATCGTGCTTCAGTATCTCTCTGACAAGGAACTTCTGGAAGGTTTAAAAAATCTTGCAGTGGATAATTGCAATTTACGGCAATATTTCCCGTAAAATCCTTTGTTTCAATCATTTTTGTGTCAATTAAAATCAACAAACAGTTCACCAACTCTAAAGAAAGTGCCGCTAATGCAGGGAGTTTGTAAGTTTACCAAGAAATTATAACACAAAAAAGGGGGTATTGCAACCCCCACTTTCTTATTCGGTTTCCTCTTCCACCCGTTTCTTTTTAGCACCAATATTATACTTGGTCTCCAAAATCCAATCTCCCTTATCCTTATAAGCAAGGACTTTAATTTGATTCAGTGGTGCAATATCAGAAATCTTAGAAACGTCAACGATTTCTACCAAACCCCAATCTGCAATAAGTTGGGCAATACGATTACGACGCTGAACATCATTTACCGTAAGATTGGCATGTTTACCATCAAGTGCAAATAGTTCTTTAAAATGCACGAGATAGTATCTACCTTGCTTGTGAAGAATATGGCAAGATTGATAGATTTTCTTTTCCTTGCGTGAAGCAACTCCGATACGTGTCAAAGTCTCACGAACCTTGAGAAAATCATCAGGTTCATTTAGGATTACCTCAACCATTTGGTCAGGTGTCCAATTTACAACAGGTTCTTGAACGACGCTCATTTTGTTCCTCCAGTTTCAAATTTCGATTTAATAAATGTTAGTTGTTCTTTGGTAAGAATCCTCAAAGCCTGTTTTGCTTTCTCATTACTATAACCATAGTAACGTTTCACATAATCAAGATCTTTGATCGTATCTTTACGGAGCCAAGGAGAAAATCTCTTCTTAGTCCTCAGAATATTTATAAAAAAGTCATACTGCATCTTTTTAGGAAGGAAATGATACTTATTCATCTCATTTGAAAACATCAAAGAATCAATGTGTCCAGAGAAACAACGATTAATAATGTATGGCGCATATTCTTTTTCTGATGAAGGATCCTCATCTATAATATTCTTTTTTGTTTGATTGATTGAGTTCAACCAATCCTTCAATTCATAAGTCATCGAATAATCTCCAAATCATTATCATGTTTCCACAATTCAAGTTCAATCCTAAGACGACCTTCGGACTTCAATTTTTCGTATCTTTTAGATGCCTTCTTTTTCCACCATTCAATAACTTGTTCCGGTTCATAACCAAATTTGGAAAGATAATATCTCTTCTTTTCGGTAAGAGTCTTTGCATGTTCAATACACGAATTAAATTCATCCAACTTAGAATGACCTTTTAAAGAATTTCGGATAATAGAAATCATCTTAGTTTGAATCTTCAATTTCTTTGAGGACTTATCTGCAGAAATCAGTCTTTCGCCACCATTTGCGGTGTTATTAAACCACCAGAACATTTCTTTAAAGTAGTCATCATGAAATAGTGGAAGAAAATTACTTTCAGTATCTCCTATGTGTCGAATATAAGGTTTAAGACCATCATACATGGATACTCCTTTCGTTGTACCGTATAGTGAAGTTGTTTCAAAGTA